GGAACTACGAGATCAATTTCAGGTGGCATAATGTCCTCCATGCCAAGGAATTTCAAGTATTCTTCAACAAATTCGCGAGAAATGGCTGCTGCGAATCCACACTTTAGTGCTGTGACTCCTGCAACATGCATCCCAATAATGCAATTCGGATTGCTTCTATCATTGGCATACAACAGTGAACCACAATCACCTGGCGAAGTGTGAGTTGAATAACAAAACACTTCTTTCACAGTGTAATCGTCGAACTCCTCTCCTCCGACATGTTGATAAGTCGAAGAAGTAGCAACAATTGGATGAAGTTCCGTGAAAAATTCTCCAGGACCGGGAACACTTAACATGGCATCAATCTTTTGGTACGTGGCAATTTTATCTTGCGAACAAAAATACCTTACACAACTAGGATTGGGTTGGCAACGATCTGGCAGCCTTAAGATAACCATATCTTGTGCCTCACCAGGTTCATATGTACGGAAGGATTCAAACAACTCATCAACTGTGAGAGTAATGAGCAGATATTCTCCTATAGTTCTCCGGAGATGAATCTTAGACTCTCCAGTGACGCAACAATCTTCATCGTCACGCGCTGCTTGAATAACACTCAAAAAATGGTAGGGGAACATAATGGCACGTCCGTGTAAAGCCAAAGCGTAACCAGAATGTACATGCTTGTCTTTCTCCGTAGCGCTTGGACTATAAAACCTGAATACATTGCGAGTCATGATCTTCCTCTGCACTGAAACCAAATTTCCATTACTCTTCTGGAGACTTTGTGGAACCACTGGCCGCAAGGGTTTGATCACTCTCTTCACTTTATGAGAGCGGTTTGACCTCTCATCAGACTCGGGGTCACAAGATTCATTCTGTTCAATAAATTGAAGCTTGTACAAAGCTGTTTTCTTTTCAAACTCGGCTTGAGCCTTCTTAAATTCAACTTCGGCCAAGGCCAAATCTTGACGAGCCGAAATAATATTGGGGTCTTCGGACTGAGCCAGAGCAACAGTGAAATTCTTCTTGCTCTTTTTCTTCTTGGCCGGAAATATCATGGGGGCTATAACCATCACAGCTTTAAAAGTCAAGGCTGCGGCTCCGACAGCCAAAAGTCCTTCAAACAACCGAGAATTTGCCAAGTCTCTAAAAGCAGACTCGGCAATTGAAGCAATTGCATCTCCAAATG